ATTGCGGACTTCGACGCCGCCCACCTGCCGCCAAACCTGCCCCTGGCTCATGCGGTGGACTGGGCCAGGACCCACTGCGAGTCGAGCGGGGTGCCTGCGCCCACTACGATCGTCTGGAGCGGGCGGGGCCTCCACCTGTACTGGCTGGTGGACTCGCTGCTTGACGCGGAGTCGTTCGAGAGCGCGTGCCGGCGCCTGATCGCCTCCCTGGGCTCTGACCCCGCCGTGAAGGACATCTCGCGGCTTATGAGGGTTCCGGGCTACCTCAACCCCAAGGAGGGCTCTACGGGGGACTGTGAGGTCCTGTGGGAGGGCTCTACGGACCCGATCCCGACGCAGCTCTTCTTTAGCCTTGAGGCACAAGACTCAGGCACTGCCGAAGACGCCAACTCGACATACCGGATTGAGCAGCACTACACTGAGAACCGGAACTGCGGCTTGTACATGGAAGCCTGCCAGCTCCGGTCTTTGGGCCGCGCCAACCGCCCGCATTACTTCCAGGTGTTGGAGGCCGTAAACCAGTCCAAGTGCCGCCCGCCTTTGTCGAGGGACGAGGTGAGGGCTGTTGGACTCAGCGCGCTGCGAGGCGATCCAATGCCGGAGGCTGCTTCCTCTTCGACGCGGTTTGGCCTGTCGGAAGACGACGGCCAGGCCTTCCTGACGGACCAGGACCTCTTGCGGATGGTCAGCCGCGATGTGAGCGACGACTGCAAGTATGTGCGGTCTGGTCGAGGGGACGAGGGCGAGTGGGTGAGCTGGGACGAGGGCCGGGCGATCTGGGCCGGCGGCTACGGGATTGAAATCATCGCGGAGAGCCTGCTGGCCTTGGCCGACGAGCTTGCCGCTCTGGACAACGAGGATGGCGAGAAGACCGTCCGCCGACACACCACGACCCGGAACCGGAAATCCTTTGCCAGCGCCGCCGCCGGCATTCGCGGCCCCCACCAGTCGTCGCCCTCGGACTTTGACCAGCACGACCACATCCTCGTCTGCTCCAACCGGGTCTACCTCGACCTGAGCGCCAAGGGCGGCCCCATCGCCCCTGATCGCCATCTCTACATGACGAAGCAGCTCTCGACGGCCTACGCCCCCGGCGAGGAGGCCCCGCTGTGGCGCGGCTTCTTGGACCGAGTTCTCCCCGACCCCGCCCACCAAGCGGCTTTTGGGAGGATCGCCTACTACTGCCTGACGGGCTACCAGTCGGAGAAGGCGTTCTTTGTTTCACAGGGCGTGGGGCAGAACGGGAAGACGGTCGCTTGGCAGGTGTTGCAGGGCGTGATGGGCACTTATGCCCGCAAAGGCAACAAGAAGCTGGTCTGCCCCACTTCCTCCACGGAGACCTCCCACGACGCCTCGCTGATGGCCACCGAGGGGATTCGCCTGAGCGTGTTCGAGGAGGTGAAGGAGGGGGACAGGATTCGCGGGGATCTGGTCAAGGAGATGACGGGCGGCAACCAGGCGATGTCTGGCCGCTCTCTCTACCAGTCTGAGCGCCAATTCCATTTCACGACGAAGCTCTCTGTGATTACGAACCAGTTCCCGGAGATGTCGATCGAGGACCCGGCGCTCCTCAACCGCCTCGTGGTGATCCCCTTCACGCAGACGATCGCCGAGGAGGAGATTGACCCGTTCATCGCCAAGAAAATCCTTGACTCTGAGGCTTCGGGTGTGCTGAACTGGATCTTGTCGTGGCGCGACGAGTTCTATCGGCTGGGCGTCAAAGAGGTGCCTGCCGAGTGGGGCGAAAAGCGCGACCAGTTTGTGGCAGAGGCTGACCCGGTGGTGGGTCTGGTGAGGGACGGGATGCGGTACCGCGAGGGGGCTTCGATCAACTCGAACGACCTGCGGATCGCCCTCCAGGCCTATTCCCCGTCTTTCTCCTACCCTGAGACCCGCTCTGTCCCGAAGTTCTTTGAGACGGTGGCCTCGTGGTGCCGTTCGTACTTCGACAAGACCCGGATGGAGGTGAGCGCGTGCAAGTCGCCGTCCACCAACATGTGGAGCTTGAGTGGCGTTGAGCTGACTGGAGACGGAGAGATTTGATGGAGATGCCCGAGGAGCTCAAGGCGATGGTCCGCAAGGTGTTTGGCCCCGGAACATACGAGCACAGCCTGCGGAGCGAGGAGGAGGACCGCTGGGTCCCCTACCACCACCCAGAAAAAATTCGTTCGAGAAAAGAGATTGCAGCGAGTTCCGAACTGGTGTACCGTGAGCGCAAGAAATCTAGGGGCAGGAAGCCCCGCATTTGAGAGGAGCCCAAGATGGGCGACATGTTTGAGGGGGTCGTTGTCAACGCCCTGTCTTCGATTTCGGACAGGCTGGACGCGATCGAGAAGAAGATGGCGTCTGGAGCGAGCAGCGACGCCACGCCGAGGGTGCAGAACGATCGTGGGGACTGGGTGTATAACATCGAGGGCCTCAAGGAGAACAAGGATCGCGACACTGGCGAGCCCATGTTCTGGGTGAAGACCAAGGGCGGGAAGAACATCCCGGTCGATCGTCAGGGCTACGCCATGTTCGACCCCGATCGCCCGCTGCTCAAGCAGGGCAATCGTGCCGAGGTGCCGTTCTAGGTTAGTTTTTGCAAGGCGGGGAGTACCCGTCTATGGGGCGGCGGCAGCACTGGCGGGGTGCCTGTCGTCGCCCCTTTTTGTTTGGCGGTTATGCTGTGGTTCCGAGAGGTCGTGTAGAGGTGAATAGGACGGCGGAGTGGCGAGGGCTGAAATACGACCCGCGCCTGATTACCCCCGAGGAGCTCTCGGACCTGTGGCGCATGGCCCACTCAAACCCACAAGAGCCCCACCCGGCTCGTCGCTGGGCCAGTGCGGTGAGGGTGGCGGAGCGGGTGAGATCGTCCCCGGCGTTCCCGGCTGCGGTCGAGGTCGGCTATTTCATCCGCCGGCAGAAGTTCGACGAAGCCGAGGCGTGTTTGCTGGAGGCCGGGCTAGGCCCCCCAAGCCCAGACTGGGACGAGCTTCAGGAGGCGCGAGAGCTGGCAAGGGAAACGAACGCCCGTCGTTCCGAAATCTTGAGAAACCGCGAGGCGCAAAGGAAACTGAGCGAGTCTCGCTATAGTAGCGCCAAGAAGCGCAGCAAGGTGGCGGGCGGCGCAGACTTACACAGGTTCTCCGACCCAGCTATCCAGAGGGAGTGGGAGCAGCACACGGCCTCGGGCGGGCCTATTGACCTTCACTTGCTGGATGTGCTGTTGCGGAAAGACAAGAGAAAAAATGAAGATGAATGACAAGTGGGAGTTTACGGACGCTGTGTTGTCTGTTGACCCGGAAAACCGTTGCTTGTGCATTGAGATTGTCGTCCCGGAGACGGACGAGGTTGTTTTTGAGATGACTGTCGATGGGAACTCCTTGGCGAGCCTCATTGACGCGATGAAGAGAGGAGGGCTCATTGAGTCCGCAGAATGATCTTCCGAAATGCCCGACTTGCGACCGGGTTCTGTTTCAGGTCCATGCAGACCGGAAGCTGTCCGACGACGATGTTATGTATATTTTGGACAACCCGAAAGACTACAGCCAGATTCGACTCGCTCGAATGTTTGATGTGGACGCGAGCCTGATCTCCAAGATTCGCAATGGCCGGGCCTACGCCGACATTTCGGCCCCCTACCTGGCGGAGCAAGAGGCCAAAAAATCGGGGTAAGGAAAGCTCGTCGGTACTACTTCAATTGCACTTCCTGCCGCAAAAAGACATGGCGTATGTCAGGCGGGGCTAAATACTGCCCTGTGTGCGCCAAAAGGATCGAGAAGCAGAAGTATGATCTGCGATACCGAAGGACGCGGTTCCGAAACCGCTACAACATTACGGTAGAGGACTACGAGCGCGTCAAGGAAGAGCAGGGCGGCAAATGCGCTATTTGTCGCGAGAAGTGCAAAGTCCACAAGTCTTTGAGCGTGGACCACGAGCACGGCAAGAAGAAGAACAGCTTTCGGGGCTTGCTTTGTAGTAACTGCAATCGAGCCCTGGGCTTGTTTGGGGACAGCCTGAAGCGACTCAAAAGCGCGGCTAGGTACTTGTCAGACCCACCAGCGAGAAGAGCAGGCGGAAGTGGATCTTCCTGAAAAGCGCAGCCAGTCTGAGCAAATGCTTGAGTACCGAGAGCGAATCAAGGAGCGGATCGCTCGCGGAATGGACGCCGGCCTTCATCTCTACGATGCGGCGAGGGCGGCAGGCGTGAGTCGTGCGTTGGTCATGGCGAACATGAGCGACCCTGACTTCGCGGAGTGGCACGAAATCTCGCTAAAGAGATCGAGGGCCGACGAGTCTGTCCAAGACAGGAAGTCGCCGGAAAAGGTTAGAGCTGACGCCCTCCATTTGATGCTTGCCGGAGGGCTTGTCGAAAAGCTCGGCGTTATGGCGGCCATTGCAGACCCGACAAACGAGCTGGACCGAGAAGACATCTTCAGGCTGGCAGGCTTGATGGTAAAGCTGATGCCTTCGCAGAATCAGTCTCTCCAGGTCAAGGCCGATCTGTCTTCGGTTGAGTCGAGGAAAGAGGAAGAGATCATGGCCGAGATCGAGGCGATTGACGCTAAGATCAGAGAAGCGGTAGAGAAGAGAGCAAGCGCGGAGGTTTCAAACCGTGGAAATGGACGAGAAGTCGAGTTTGACATCGAAGGAGATCCTTCTCAGGAAGCTGGAAGCGAAGAAGGAGGCTCTGGAGCGGCTTGATGGCCGGCAACTGGAGCTCTTTGCTTGGAACAGCCAGCAGAAGGTTTTCTTGAACGATGATCGCCGCGAGGTCTTGCTGTCCGGTATGAACCAGGGCGGCAAGTCCACCGTTCTGTGCGGTATGCTTTCCTACCACCTGACTGGGCTCTACCCGGAATGGTGGGAAGGTGTTCGGTTTGACAAGCCGCCGGTGGTGGCAATCGCCGGAGAAACCGCCCTGACCACTAGGGACCTAATCGCGAACAGAATCCTGGGGGAGCCAAACGCCCGTGGGACCGGGATGATCCCAAAGGACTGCCTTGTCGAGATCACCCCGGCTCGCGGCGGCCTCGTGGATCAGGTCGAGAGCTTCCTCGTCCAGTGGCACGACCACCAAGGGCGCCCCGCCGGCCATTCCAAGTGCTATGTTTTTGCGTACTCCAAGGGCTGGGAAAGAGTCCAGGGGTATAGGCTTGATCTCGTGGCGATCGACGAAGAGCCGGATTTCAAGGTATACGACGAGCTCTCGGCGCGACTCAACGCATCTCGCGGCTATTTCAGGTTGGCGATGACTCCGCTTCATGGGCAGACCGATCTGTTCATGCACTTCGCGGAGCACGACAACAACGGCCAGCGAGGCATCGTCTACTACGACATCACGCAAGCCACGCACTGGGATGAAGAGCACCGCAAAGAGGTGCTTGAGAAGTACAGCAACCACCCGTATGCGGAGGCTCGGCTTCGCGGGCTTCCGATTGCCGGCGAGGGGCTTATCTACCCGGTGCCGGACGAGCGCATCACCGTTGAAGATTTCTTGGTGCCGAGCGAATGGAAGGGGATCATTGGTCTCGACTTCCCCCACACGATCGGCTCTTTCGCTGCGGTGAGGCTTGCGATCGACGAGACAAGCGACACCTACTACCTTATCGACAGCTACAAGTCCAAGGGGGACCCAGTGGCCCTCAACGCGCACCGTGTCGCCGCGATGGGTGGGAAGGTGCTGCCGGTGGCTTGGCCGCACGACGGAGGCCGCGTCACTGGCGACGGCTCCACTGTGGCGGGCCAGTACCGCGACATGGGCTTGAACATGATTCACGAGTCAGCCTCAATGATTGACATCGCTGGGAAAAAGACGCGGACGGTGTGGGGTGTCATTGAGGAGATTTACGAGAGAATGATGGACGGTCGTTTCAAGGTCTTCGCAAGCCAGCTTGAGTTCTTCCGAGAGAAGACGCTGTACCGGCACGAAGAGGGGAAGATCGTCAAGAACATCGAAGACCACATCATTGACGCCATGCACAAAGCAGTGATGCACGCTAGGTTTGCCGGGGACTATAGCGGGAGAGCAGGAGTTGAGACCTACACGAAGCCTGGCGGGGTGGGTGATCTCGTCGGCCCCTACAACTTCTACAAGGGATGGAACCGCGACAAATGGCGTCTCTGAGACAAGACATTGACACTTTCAATTGGCTCGTTCAACACCGGGAGCCTTACGAAGACACGATTGAAGAGATCAAGGAGCTCATGCTTCCTTGGCGCTTCGAGCTGGACACGAGCCCCGACCCCAACCGTCAGAAGATCGGCGGGAGTTTTGACTCGATGGCAGCGGTGGAGGCGGACAAGCTCGTCAACTTTGTGGTTGGGAATGTGTTTCCTCCTAGCGGGGACTGGGCACGACTTTACGCCCGAGGAGCTGAGGACGACCGCCAGCTACAGTCTAAGCTGGACGAGGCGACAGAAGAAGTTCTGTCGATGCTTGCTGAGAGCAATTTTTACCAGCAAGCCAGCCTAGCCCTCCGAGACCTTGTGATTATCGGCAACGCCTATGTCTACATGGAGCCGCGCCCGGCCAAAGCGAGAGACGACGGAACCACATTCAACGGCCTGGATTTTGAGGCGGTCCCGTTCAATCGCGTTTGGCGGCTGGTGGACCGGAAGGGTGAGCCGCTGATCGTGGCGCGTAAGTTCTGTATGCGGGCCTTCGAGGCCGAGCAGTTTTTTACGCGCCCTGGCGACAGCTTCTCATTCAAAGGCGACCCGATGGAGGAGATCGACTTCATTCACATGATCCGGCGGGAAAAGGATGGCTCGTATCCTAGCCGCTGGATTCGGATGGATGTGGAGCGGTCTGTCCGGCAGGCCAAGATGTCGTTTATGCCGTATGCGATCAGCCGCTGGGATGTGGTGGACGGTGAGCAGTACGGCGTGGGGCGGGGGCACCTGGCTCGCCCCACGGCGGCTGGCCGCAACGAGCTCAAGCGGCAAATTCTGATGGCGGCGGGTCGGGACCTCGGCCCTTCGCTGATGGTCGAGCACGACTCGATTATGAATGTGGACCGGGCGGCTCACGGCCTTCTGGTGCTGAAGCCTAGTGTCGTAAACCGCCCCGAATATCTTCAGTCCCAGACAAACTACCAAGCGGCCCAGCAGGTTGCAATGGAGGACGCTGAGCAGATTCGATCCGCGTTCCTTACCGACCTGATTGGAGAGCCGGACGGGATCGAGCGAAGCGCCGAGGGCGTTCGGGTTCGTCAGGCCCGGATGGTGCAGGCTGCGGCAAGTCCGGCCCAGAACATCTCGACCAACTTCCTTCGACCGATCATTCAGTCAACGGTCAACCTGATGCGAGCTGGCGGAATGCTGGAGATGCTTGACGGCATTGAGGACAATGTTGAGCTGGCGTTTGTCTCTCCGTTCTTCACGCTCCAAAAGCAGCAGGCCGTGCAGAAGGTGGCGGACTTCCTCGGCTTCAAGGCGCAGCTTCAGCAGCTTGCCCAGAGAGACGACCTTCTGGACGATGTGGACTTCGACAAGGCTTCGGCGTATATCTCAGACAACTCGGACATCCCGGCGTTCATCTTGAAAAACCCGGAAGAGATTCGCCAGGCTCGGGCCGAGCTCGCCGCGATGGACAAGGCGTTGCAGGCGCAGAAGATGCTGGGTGAGAGTCAGGGCGGGATGGCTCCCCCGGAACAGCCGGCTGCCAATGTGGGCGGCGGGCTTCCTGGGAACCTTCCGATCTAGGGGATTTGATGCAGCAAAGCAAGCTGGGGTTGGGGGCCGCAAAATGGTTCCTGACCCCTGACGGCTCTGATTTTTTGGTGTGGCTTGAGGACGAGCTTGAGCTCAAAGACACCCTCACGCCGCAAGAGTTATACAACAAATACCGCTCATCTGACGCGCCGCCGGTGGCAATTGACCCGATGGTCATGGCGGTTCGGGAGGGGCGGAGGCAGGTGTTCGGGAAGATCCTGGCACTGCGTGACATGGCGAAGGAGCAGGAATGAAGACATTTGGCGAGCTGTTGGCCGACATGGACGGCGGAGACAGCATTCGGGAGAAGTTCTCCCGCGAGACTCTGGAGGAATCCGTGGAGGCCCTGGCGAAGTCGTACCAGAACGCCGAGAAGGCCATCCACGGCTCTCTCAAGCCCCCTGGGGCTGACGCCGGCCCCGATGAGTGGGCCTCCTTTATGAAGCGCGTGGGTGCGCCGGAGGACGGCTCATATCGCGTTCCAGAGGGATTGGACGAGCCCACGCGGGATCGAGCTTTGGAGGTGGCCCGGAATGCCGTGATGACTCAGCGTCAGTTTGACGCGGTTGTCGAGCGGATGCAGGCTTTTGACGCGGAAGAGCGTCAGGCTGCGGAGGGGCGGAAGTCGAAGATCCGCGAAAATTACGGCCAGGATTTTGAAGAAGCCAAGGCGCGGGCGCTCCGTGCGGCATCTTTCCTGAAAGAGCAGGGCCAAGAGATCGGGGACATCGAGTCTTCGGGGGCCTTGTTCGCCTCACTTGAACGACTTGGAGCAACCATGTCCGACGACACTCAGCCTCTCGACACCACGCCGCCTTCTGGCAAGGCCAGCGACAAAGACCTGCGGCAAGCCGCACTCAAGGCTCGAACCCTTATGGAATCGGGAAGCCTCAAGCCGGGCAGCGAAAACTACGCCCAATCGCACCGAGAGTATGAGGAGTCCATGAGGATGCTGCTTGATGCCGGCATCCAGAGCGCGTTTGACCCGCGCCTCATGGACGAATACGACCCGATGCGGAAATTCTTCGAGTAGAGGCCCAAGGCTTGGGAATGTTGGTGGGGGGCGGGTCGCAAGGCTCGTCCCCCGCTATACTTCCGGGGCTTGGACAAGCCTCGGCCCCAGGCGGACAGCCGGAAAGACGGAAGAGGGCGGCAAGAGCCAGAACCTTCGATTTGTGTTTGGTGAGGGAGAACAGCACAAACCATAGGAGGATTCTACAATGGCTGCGCCTTTTGGAGTAGGTAACAACATTGCCGGGGGAGATCCCGGAGTTCCGGGTTATGTTGACTTTTTCAAGGTCGCATACTCGGACGATATTCGTCTCAAGTCGATGCGACTTGAGCACCCCCTTCTCAACATCTTTGAGCGCGAGGCCCTCAACGGCGCCCCGCTGGTCATTCGCAATGTGAAGAAGGTGGACGAGGGCTACGGCATCACTGATTCCGATACTACAAGCGGTACGAGCACGCTGAAGCAGAACCGCGACCGCGTTGCCCAGCTCGACTACCAGTCGGTCCCGGTCGAGAGCCGCACCGTAATGCCGAACTTCTGGAACTTCGCTGCGCTCTACGATCCCCGCGACAGCAAAGCGCTGATGCGGGATGTCCGGCCTGACTCGAATTTCCAGCGTTCAATCCTGAGCTCGTTTGGTCGTAAAATGGAGTCCATCATCCTCGACGGGCTTCTGGGCGATGTCTCCGTGGCGTCTGGCGCGGCTCCGGTCACTACCAGCTTCTTTGCAGATGGCGGCCACATGGTCGGGGCGGTCAGCGGCGAGCCGGACGCTTACGATGGAGCGGCGCTCACCACTGCCGCCACCGGCGCCGCCCTCGCCGATGTCTGCTGCTCTACTGAAAAACTCCTGGACGCCCGGAGCAAGCTGGAGCTTTCCGACGCGGTGATGCCTGGTGATCGCCTGATCGCAATCATGTCTCCGCGCCAGATGCGTCTGTTCATGGCGAACGATCCGCAAGTCGTCAACTTTGATTTCAACCGGGACAAGCCGCTCGCGCAAGGAATTGTGAGCGATTGGCTCGGGATGGATTTCGTTGTTACGACTGCGGTTCAGGAGCTCCCGGATTTCGAGGTCACCGCAGGAACTCCTGACGGTTGGACTGCCGGCAACGGGCCGGGGATTCAAGCCCTTGCGGCTGTGAGCGACCCGTTCGGCGGAGGCCGCGCTGCCACTGGCGAATTCATCTATGTCACCACCCGCGATGCGATGATGGTTGGCATGGACGCGGTGGAGACTCGCTTCGACATCATTCCCGAGCGCGGTCACAGCCTCCAGGTGGCGCACTACGCCTCCATCGGGACTGTGCGGCTTGAGGGAACGAAGGTCTGCGCGATCCAGTGCTACAACGCCTAAGATAGTCCGTAGGGGGCACGGTGCCAGGTTTTACGAACCTCACCAGGAACCTTGTTCTTGGTGCGTTTACCGGCGAAGAGAGCTTTTTCAACATTTTTACTTATGTTGGATTGCTGTCCGTGCCCCCTACGACTGATGGTGACGCGACAGGCGGATTGCTTGACGCCGAGCCGATCCCTCTGCCTCGCAAACTTGTCGTGAGGGGGTCCCTGGCTTCTCCAGATATTCCTTACTGGGTAAGGGGATACGGGGAGTACGGAGGCTGGAAAATCGCCCTTCACAACAACATTGAGTGGCTAGAGGAAGAAACGACAAACCTGACAGACTCATACACAGCAGTGGCCGGTGCAGTTTACACTGGGATTACTGGCGGCCATATGCTGGCTTGGGACTATCTGGTCAACCCCGTGGCCGTCACTCCTGGTGGGAACATTGTTATCCCAAGTGGCGAGCTCGAAATCAGAATGCACAAGGAGATAATTCTGTGAACAGTCAACATGGAGCGAGTGACGGCGCTTCCTCGTCCGTCATCCGCGCTGCCGATCGTGGGATTGTAGACAGCCCGAATATCCTGGGCCGCTTCCACCTGAAGCACATTCGCAACGGCGAGGTCCTCCACGACGAGATTTGCTACAACACCATCACCACCGAGGGCCTTACTCATCTCTTTACGGTGGGGCTTCTCGCCGGCAAAAAACACCCCGACGCCGCCGTGACCGAAACCCTGGAGACGGCGTGGTATATGGGCCTAATTGAAAACGACAATAATGGCAACGCTATGAGTTTTTCCCCGACCCTGACTCACGCCAGCCTCCAAACTGCCGGCTCCCAGGAGTTTACGAACTACACAGGCAACCGTCAAGACTGGACCGGCGTCGCGGCGATTCACAGCGGGGGCCGTGGAGTGACTAACGCCGCCACCACCGCAATCGCAGGCGCGACCGGCGTGCAGCAAGTTACTTTCAATATTGGCAATGGTGTGCAAGCTAGTGTGGGGGGCATTTTCATTGCTTCCACCGAGGTAAAAGAGTCAGTCGCCTCAACCGAGCGGCTTTTTGCGATTGCCCCCACTTCGACTGCCAATATTTCCGTGACCAATAACGACCAGATTCTGGTCAGCTACACGGCGACTATCGGCAGCTAATAGCTGCCAAAGGATTCTATTTGAGGGGAGGGGCTCCCACGGGCTCCTCCCCTTTTCTTCAGCGGGGGCGACATGCTGTTCGACATTGTGGAACTAGAACTGCACAACCCAAACATGACGCCTGCGGAGTGCGCGGAAGAAGCACAATCGTTTCTTGGCCAGCACGAGTACGACGACGAGTTCGCGATGATTGATTCGATCAACGCGGCTACTGACTGCAAAGTGAAGGTGTTCGCCTACTACTTTGCAGACGGATACACGAGGGCAACCTGTGGCGTATGACATTCAGTCCGCGTCTAACTACCGGACGAGTTCTGCGTCAAACGCAGTCACTTTTTCCTCTGCCACGACGGGCGGTAATACGCTAATCGTTGGGTATGTAGCGAACTTTTCCGCGACTGGTGCGCCCTCGTTTTCGCAGACGCTAAGCCAAGCGCGTCATGTGAACGACGCGACGAACAGCTACAACTTTGGGATCTACTACAACACATCGGCTGCGTCTGTTTCGTCAGTGACGGTAACTTTCTCTCAAAGCTGCAACAGCACATGTTGGGCTATGGAGTTTGATTCTCAGTACGCAGCAACATTTCTCAACAGC